ACTTTTTTTATCGTTAATGAGAAATCTGTCCTCATTTTATTATCGTGGTCTTTTTTCTCCGACACCTGTATATCGCAGGAAAACGATGAACCATCTGGTGTCCTAACGTGGCATATTCCGGGATACGTTGCGAGCCGCCTCATTTGCTCAATCATCGTTGGTTCTGTTAGTGAGATACTTACTGCATCAATTTTTAAATCACGAGTGACTGCTGGGTTCCAATCGCCTTGCACAGAGCCCCCAAGGTATACCGTCCTCTCAAAATCTTTATCCCACGAATTATCACAGTCAATGTTATACTGGATTTCGATAGATTCACCGTCAAAATCAATGATTGCCTTTTTATATTCGATGGAAAAATCGCTATATAACCATGCAAACGAACTATCTGACGTTATATAGTCACCGTTGGCAGTTTTATTTACAACCAGTATGCCGCCGTACTCATTTAACGCTGGGTATGGGTCAACATATTTCTGTCCATAAACCCCATTTTCCAGAATCAATTCTGCTCTGTCTACACTCATCCGATACAAGTCGAATGTATCCCCATCAGCATATGTGGTTGGTTTAGCAACAACAATACTCGCTGTTTTGTTGTCTGCAATCGTATTTACAGTGGCCGTTGGCACTTCCGGCTGGTGTTTCCACCGTACAACAAACGGTATCTTTTTTTCTGCCACATGGTCATAAATATCTGTAAATGCAATCTGTATGCTGTACCTTGCATCGTCATCCATCTGCCCGATCAGGTCGCCCAAGGCAATACTGTAGTTATCTGTTTCGCTACCGGTAAAACTGGCAATAATTTCGCCGGCAAAATGCTGTTCCTTTAATCCGTCCGGGCGCAGAATATAATAATCCTCGTCCCTGACAATCGTTACTTTTGCTGTGCCAGCAGAATCCCCGAAGGACGGGGCTATCGTTAATGGTAGCTGCTCCAAATAATTTGTTGTGCCTTCCGATGATTCCGGCACTGTCTGGTCGGTCGTTTCCGTGGTAACATCGTCAGAATTATATGCTGTTGCTTCCGAAACAAGATTTGTTGTAACGCTGTCTATTGCAGGTTTTGCAACAATTTCAACAGCCACAGAATCTGACCATGCACCTTCCTTGCCTCCCTGTGCTGTAACCATTGCTTTTAAATAATGGATTTCTCCTACATTCCACAGATTGCTCAAAAGACCACTTGCAGTATAGATTTTATTAATGTTTTCAATAGTTTCCGATAATGTCTCCATGCCGGAAGACATCATTAAAACAACGACGTTTCCATCTTTGCCTTTAACCGGCTCATCGTTAACCGCTTCCGCTATTTTTATGCTAGCTTTGCTGTTTCCGGTGTAGCCAACACTGCAAATAACTGTATCGTCCAGGGCAAGATAATTTTCTGTCGTTGCAAGCGTAGGAGTTGTTGGGGTCTCACTCAGAGATACGGAAACCGTATCAGACCAAGGAGATAACACTTCCTCATCCCCGGACGTATCCCGCAATCTTACGCGGAAATAATATGTTTTTGCCGATTCTAGGGACCCGATATGCCACGTGGTTTCCCTGTCCTCCACGTCATAAGTAGTTGGGGCTTCCGTACTAATCCATGCGTCCTCGTGGTCTGCCCACGCAACGGTAGCCGCATCCGCATTTTTCCACGACCAATCCCATGTTAGTTCCACGGTATCAGATGCCACCGCCATTGCAGTTATATTTTTCGGTGGGACTGCAATCTTTCTTGTTTCCGAATAAATCCACCCAGACTGCATGAGGGGGCTAAGTTTGTAGGTGGTGCCAGACGCTCCATTTTGAGGTGTGGAAGTTCCGGTAAAATTTTTGAGCGCAATCTGGTATTCGGTACCGCCAGAAACGTCCGGACACGCAACTGTGATTGTCCCCTCTTTGTCGGTAATTGCAATAATACCTTTTTCCTCGTTGCCTATTTTCATCCAGACGGCTGTTTTAGCGTCAGGAACTTCCGTGTTGCGTTCAACGCTATTGATAGTAAGTGTTGTTCCTGTTGCCGATACCGTATCAAATGACGGGGATTTTAAAGCCCCTCGCGCCGCTACTCGTGGCTCAGAATATGCATATTTTTTATCGTGCGTACTTTGCACCCTTGTCCACATAATCTGGTCTTCCGCTATGCCGTCGTCCGTGTTGAAATCTGCTGACACCGTATAATCATGGTACGCAACAGTTACTCCTGTGCTCCATGATGTGCCAGTATATCTCTCTCCGCTTTCCGGCGTGTCTATAGCGTATTGTAACTCCATGGAATCCACAGGGCGGTCCCGCGGCGATGCCTGCACCCAGTTTGCCCATACATAGCGGCTAGAGGAGCCTATCTCTTTGCTCCCTGTACTCTGTATATTTGGACGCTCTGGGATGCTGTAATAATGGTATGCATAGCTCCAACCGGAATCTCCGGCACACCCTCTCGATTTTGCCCTTACAATACGGCAAAATGTCTTGTTTTGTGTCGGGGAACCATCCTCTGTTATCGCCCATGTGCCAGACGCTCCCGTATAGGATGCATTGGTAAAGCGAGCGTTTGCAATGGCGCCCTTATAGTTTGTCATTAATGCGGTCTGTACCTGCGTCCTTGCAAAATGCCTTGCATCATTTGCCTCGTATGAGGTATTCCAAGTAAATGTACCTTTATTTGCGCCAGTATCATCAAGAGAATAAGAAACGGAAGGGGCATTTGGTGCATAAATGGTAAATGTCTTTGTGGAATGTGCGGCTGTATAGGTATGCTTTTTATCACTTTTTGTTTTGCCCTTTACCTTAAATTCTATCGCGTTTAATAATTTTGATGAGACAGGATAATAATTTTTTGCATTAAGTGCTACCGTTTTTTTAGTTGCTGATTTTCCTACATTTATTTTCTTCCACTTTGTCCAATCCCATTTAGAAGCACCGGCGTTTTTTGTATGTAGACGATACCATAGCCACTGTCCATCCTCATATTTTTTCGCCGGTATTTTCCAAGATATTGTAAATTTCAAACCGTCTCTCGATATAGACAGACCGCTAGGAGCAGCAGACTTTTTCTTTTTCTTTGCCATTATGCCATTTTCACCTGCCTTCTAAGCTCACTTGCCATTCTTCTTCCCCATTCTTCCGGGTTATCTGCACCGTTTACAGTTACATTAATAGTTACATCGTTTTTCGTTCCCTGTGTTGCCTCTTTGATATCGTTCATCAGTCTGCTACGACCGTACAGCATCTCGTCTCCTGCTTCTCCTGCCCCAAACAATGTGGCATCAGAAAATACATATGGACTTTCCATAGCCTTTTTATACCAGCTAATATGGAACGATGGCAGGGAACCCTTTCCCCCAATACCGAACGGAGCTTTTCCGCCGGAAACACTCAGGTGCGGTAGGTTTAGGTGTGGAAGAGACCAGCTAAACTTTAAGGCGCTCTTAAACCGTCCAGGGAAGCTTTTTACAAGGGATACTGCCTTAGTAAAGATACTTTTAACAGCCGATGGTATCTTAGTAAATGCTCCTTTTACAGCCGATAAAATACCATTTCCCTTAAATGCTCCCTTGAATCCGTTTACAGCATTTTTAGCGGCACCCTTTAAAAGAGAAGGGAGATTTTTGACCCCTTTTATTATGCCGGTAACAATGTTTTTACCAAGCGAAAACCAGTTAAACGCTGTAAATACGCTTACGATTGCTGTGATAATCTTCGGTAAATTAGCAATTAATAACGGAATCGCACGAACTAAGCCAATCGCTAAATTTGTTATGATTGTTACTCCTGTTGCAAGGATTTTTGGCGCATTATCGTTAATAATGCCAGCCAAATTCGTTATGATTGTAGGTACATATGCAATCAATACAGGAATAGAATTAATCAGCCCTTGAGCAATATTCTGGATAAGTGTCAGGCCTGCATTTATCAATTTGCCTGCGTTGCTCCTCAATGACTCTGTAAATTGTGTCAGCATCGGCAACGCCTGCCCCAAAAAGGTCGGGATGCCCTGAGTCATGCCGTTAGCGATAGTCGTCAGCAAATTAACTCCGACCGATGTAAATACATTTAGCCCTGTGGAAATCGTAGAGGCAAGATTATTTAACAGTTGGCTGACAGCAGTTGTAATACTGCCAGAATTTTGAGTAACGCTTGAAATTAAACCGTTTATGAGGTCGCCGCCGATTTTTGTCAGCCCCGGCAACTGGCCGCTAAAATTAATCGCATCTTGCGCCAGTTTGGAAAGGGCGCCGCTTATGCCGCCAGATTCCATCGCCTCAGCTAATCCACTAACCTCGCTTGTTATACCTTTGATGGCACCACGGATAGTACCCGAAAAGGTATTATAAAAAGCAAGTTGCAGGCCTTCTGTGGCGCTAGATAGCAAGGTTATGTCGCCCTGCAAATTATCTAACTGCGTAGCCGCCTGTTGTGCTGCGGAGCCGGAAGAATCCTGTATTCCTTTCCAAAATTTTTGCACAGTCGCATCACTCGATGCGGTCATTTTATTAAACGCCTGTAAGCCTTGCGTTGTAAAAATCGTTGCAAGAGCATTGTTTTTTTGTTCCGCTGTCATACCCTGCAAAGAGCCATTAAGCTCGTCTACGAGGTCGTTAAAATCTTTTGCCTCGCCGTTTGACTTATAGGCGGATACACCTAACTGATCTAAAGCTTTTGATGCATCATCAGTCGGAGTATATAAGTCCGCCATTGCCCTATTTAATGCCGTAGATGCCTCGGAGCCTGTCACGTTCTGCTCTGCCAAGCGAAGTAAGGAAAGCGTGACACTGTCCGCCGCTTGACCGTAGTTTTTCGCTGTGGCAGCAGAACCGGAAAAAGCCTCTCCAAGGCCTCTTACGTCCGTATTAGCAAGAGTAGCACCCTTTGCCATCAAATCGGCATAGTAAGATGCGTTACTCATCGAGTCACCAAAGCCTTTTACAGCTCCGGCAGTATATGATGCCGATTCTTCCAGACTCATAGCACCGGCAGAGGCAAGGTTAAGTACCGTTCCGATACCGCTAATCTGCTCATCCGCCGACAAGCCAGCCTGAGCAAGGATATTCATTCCTTCCGCCGCTTCCGTTGCGGTGTACTTTGTTGTGCGCCCCATTTCCTCAGCCTTGGCTTTGACGTTCCCTATTTTGTCTACGGTTGTTCCCATGGTAGCTGCTACCTGAGACATTGCAGTATCAAAATTCATTCCGGCATCTATTGATGTTTTTGTAAATGCAACGGCGGCAGCAGAGCCGGCCACCATAGCTGTTTTAGCTACTTTCCCGACCGCTTTAAATGCCCCGCCAATTTTTGATGTGGACGAGCTGGCGTTACCTTCTGCGTCTTTCAGCCCCTGCTTATATGCGGTGTCTTTGATTGCCAGAGTGACAAACAATTCCATCACATTCAATCACTCATCACCACCAATCCGGCTTTTTTAATGACGTCCGCGGCTATTTCTTCGCCAGTCTTTGTTACTGTTTGCTTTTTATCGCTATTAATTAAATCAAAAAATGATACATAGAGATATTTCCCACCGAACGCCTGCGAAATGCTTTCGGTTACATATTTCAGCCCATCGGCCATGTATCGTTTGTAAATTAATTCCTCTGTGTCGTCTAAAATCTTAGCCTTGACGTACAGCAAGAATCCCTTTACGCTTCTTCCTCTGTATTCTCCTGCGCATCGCCAGAGGGTTCTTCTGCTGCGCTTGTTGGCGCTGAGAAAAAAAGCTGACGTACCTCCGGCTCATTGATGAGGTCAACCATGCCTTTGATAACGTCCATTAATTTATGCTTTTTCTTGTATTCCTCAACACTCTGCAATTCAAACGCTGCTAAGATTCCAATTACATCATCTTTGTGTGTTTTTAACAGCCTAGGAGCTGTTTTAGCACCCCTAGCAAAGACTTTGATATATTTCTCCCCTTCCTGCGGTACAAGCTTCTGGCACAGGCTGAGCGCATCATCATCGTCTGCAATGTTACCGATATGTTCGAGGGAGTTCGCAATGGCTTCTAAACCCTGTTCTGCTGTTAATTCTGATAATTTCATGCTTTACCTCCTACGCCGCTTCGCCTGTTTTGATATAAACCTCGTAAGGTACTGTCTCTGCGTTCTTAATGCTGTAATGTCCTGTGTATTCGAAATCAAAATTTCCTTTGGATTTATCATCTGATTTAATCTTAAATCCGCCCGTTGAGAGTGCATTCATAATTTTGATTGCGATAAATCCGGCGGAATCCCCGGAATTTTCGTCCGAATAGTCGCCAATCCACCAAATATCCTTAAAATCTTCTGCCTTTAAATCTGCCCTTGGTGTTACTTTGTTTCCCGCTACGTCTGCCGCCGCCATAAAACTTTTAGCCTGTGCGGTATCCATTGTAACGGCTGTGCCTGATAATTTTACTTCGATAGATTCGATTTCCTTGAGTTCCATCGTGTTTTTAGGCACATTATCAATGTCTTCCCCGAAATCCGTAAAGGATGGCTCCGCGCTAAAGCTACAACCGCCGCTGGTTGCCATGAGGATGTTAGTTGCTGTTATGGCACCCGTTTCCGGCTCAAAAGCTGATACAATAATACCGGCGTTAATCTGTATTTTTTTGAAAAGGTCAGAAGGTACCTGCGTATACTTCATTTGCTCACCTCATTAAATAGTTATAAATTGCATAGTTATTACTGTGTATCTGCGTACTATTGACGAGTCAGCTTCATCGACTAAAGGAGTCCAAGGCTGGTCTTGCGACAGAAAAATGATTCCATCATCGCACTTGACCGTGGTTCCTCCTTGCAATCTGTCACTGATTTCTTTCGCCTTTTTATTTGGGACTGCCTCAGATTCTGTGTGGTACCAGACATTTACGACGCTAGCGGCGGCCGCACCTGTCCACCAATTTGCTATAATTGGTTCGTATGTGATAAAAGGAAATGCGGTATCTTCCGGCACCCTGTTAGACGGATATGCAGTTATGCCGAAAGACGACCAAAATTGATACAGTGCCGCTGTTGGAGTCATGACGTTAACTCCCACTTCTCCGCCATGACCTGTGCTATGTCTAAATTAGACGACGCAGGGGTTTCTTTTTCTCCCGCATTTGATGTAACTCTAAAAATTTTCCCGTCTTTTGTTTTTAATACATCATGATAGCCTAGCTTTACTGTTTTAGCTGTAGTGATTGTATATGTTGCTGTTACACCCTCTTTTTCCGCCACTCTGGCAGACATGGAGGTGTCGCGGACAATGGCCGCCTGTATTTCTGCGCCTTCTACCCATTCGGTGATAAATCCACCCTCACCGTCGGAAGTGCGCTTTTTATCCATGAGTATGCAATCTTGTAAAAATTCGTTGATTAAACTCATGCCATTTTCCTCCATGGGTTCAGGCGCGCCCTAAAGGCATCTTGCCACGTGTAGGTCTCGCCTTTGCTATTTGTTGCCCTGCTGTACGAATAACCGCCAAATGACTCCGACTGATACGCCCCTAAATTGCCGTTTTTCGCCTGCCACTCGCTGATTTCGTCCACCAGTGATAAAAACGGTTTAGGAATAGCCAGAGGAACCACTACGCCGTCAAACGTCTCCTCTTGTAACGGGGCAGTATCGCCTTTGTGATACTGATAAACCCCATCGTTAAAGACAGAGCCGCTAATTAAATAATATTGTCCATCCTGTAGTGGGAGGCGAATCGCGGTGCCAGAATAACGTAGGTCTTCGGCGTCTGTCGCTGCATCTATGTGCGTGTCAAAAAGCCATTCCCCGATTGTTATTTTGCCTGTGATTGCTGCCCCCTTTACCGGGAAGAAATTGTGAATGTGATTCATGATTTCATAAAGCACTCAATCAACCCCTTTTATTTTCCGTTCGAACTTGCTTCCGAAACGGCACTTGATACTTCTGGGATAGTTTCTGTAGTTCCGACAGTAACTACGCAAACACCGTCAAGGTATTCTGCCCACAGCTTCATGCCCATAATGGCGTATGTTTCGCCTGTGGCGTTTGTATAGTTGCCGCCTGCGTGGAATCCAATCAGATTTGTTTCGCCAGATGTTGTGTAGTCCAGCCCAAGCTTTTTGAAATCGCTGTCGCCGGGATCAATATAATATAAATCAATATTTTCCACCGGTGTTGCAATGACCGTTTTCGCCGGAATATAGTCGTCAGGGAGGAGGAACAGTGTGGAGAAGCCGAAGAAATCTTTGATATACTGTAAACCGAACATCGTCTGCACAGTAATCTCTTTGTCGCCTAACCAGTCGTAAAAATCCATTACGTTTGCGAATCCTACGACTTCGGTTACATTTCTGTTCATTCCTGCAAATTTGTTGAGTACAGCACCTTTTGCGATTGCAAGTGCTTTCTGCCATTTTTTCTGTGTTCCTTTTAATGTTCCGGTTTTTAAAAATGTGTAAAAATCTTTTAAAACCTTGTTCTGCAGCTCAACCATAAAGGCATCATCCGTCTTTTCAATCGCGACTGTTGCGCCCCATTTTGCCACAGACTCAAGAGATAAAGATTTAGCGTATTTTTCTACGACAATATCTTCCCTTTTGCTTTCTACGACCTTAAACTGCGTAAAAGGGATTGCCTCTCCCTCGCCTACACTTTCGCCGCCCTGTAAAGCCTCATCTTTCATCTGTGCTTCGTAGGTTACTAAGCTAGTGCCTGGCTCTTTTCTGATGGGTTTAAAGATTCCCAAGATAGTTCTTAATGCATCCCAGTTTTTGTCAAATCTTGTTACAAAATCAATTTCTCTCGCTTTGAGAGCGCTATCTGTATTTAATACAGCGCTAGTGGTTACTCCTGCCATTGTCTACTCCTTTCAAAAACCAAAAAGTTCGTGATTTTCCGCAATCGCTTTCTGACGTTCGCCTGCGTCTTTAATTTCCATGATTTCTTCCTTGGTCATTTTCCCCGGTTCTCCTCCCGGTGGATTTGATACATTAGCGCCCTGAGTCGTTTCAGTTGTAATATAATCGGCATACGCTTCTTTGATGCCTTTTTCTACCTCTGTTGCGTCCTCAAGTTTGCCGTCAGCTCCGATTTTTAAATTATCAATAGTCTCTTTTGACGCTTTTAACGCAAGGTTAATTACTTTACTGGACACGCCGGAATCTTCAAGCATCTTTTTGTATGCGGCTTCTTTCGCATTGTAGGACGCTTTCTTGTCCTGTTCGGCTTTGTATTTCTCAAAACCTGCGTGTTCTTTCTCGTACTTGCCTTTCCAATCATCCTTTTCGTAGTCCTCCAATTTCTTCTGAAGACCTGGAACTTTCTCCGCATCCTCTTTGTATTTAATAATCTCGCCTTTTAAGCCTGTAACGGTTGCAGAGTGTTCCTCAATAATTGCGGAAATCTGTTCATCTGTAAGTGTCATGCTCTTTAAAAAAGCTCTTGTTAATGCCATTTGATTACTCCTTTTCTTCGAGGGATTTCTTTCCCTAAATGACTATATGTAAATCACAGTACTTCGTGATTACTTTTTAAACGTTTTTGCGGCTTTAAGGGATTTTGCCCCAAATTTGCCGTCAATTTTTAATTTACATTTCAACTGGAAAATACTAACCGCATCTTCCGTCTTTTCGCCGTATTTGCCGTCATTTTCTAATTTTGAGCCGATAGCCCAGTTTAAAAATTTCTGTAATTTTTCAATTTCCCCTCTTGCGCCTTTTAACACTGTAATACCGTCTAAAAACGCATAGTAGCCGCGTGACGGCAATTTAGGAAATTTCCCGGTGTATTTAACTTTTTTTGTTGTTTCTTCCTTCTGTGCCACCGCTGGGAAGTCATGATATAAAATATTTAAATCAAACTTTCCACCGTTGCCGGTTGAAACCTTAGTCGGAAATACGCCAGAGCTGGTATACTGCCACGCCATAAGGTCATCTACGTTTGCAGGTTTATAAGATTTGTTTGGTGTCGCTTTAAACGCCATGTGGTTATAGCCCTTGTAATAACGTGCAATCCACCAGTTTTTACACTTGACCTTATTTTTATCAATATGCTCCGAAAAGTATGATTTGCCGGTGTAAACGCCGAATTTATACCCTCTTGACTCAACGACAGTCTGTGCCGCGTTGATAATCTCGGCAATCTTTGCTTTGCTCAGTCCTGCCTGTACTTTGTCCTCAATATCAAACCAAACGCCGTATTTAAAATGTTTCTTACTAATTTTGTCGAGGATGTCGCATACAAGTTTCATGTCCGACTTAGCTTTCGCCACTGTAGTAGCGTATGTGTAGTTATACACGCCCCATGGGATGCCTAACTCCTCACATTTTTTATAGTTTGCATCAAACTTTTTGTCCTTGTCTAAATCCTTGCGGATAATCTTAATGATTGCACCATCGCAACCGTATTTCTTTACTTTCTTCCAGTCGATTGTGCCGTTGTATGCCGACACATCAATAATTTTCTTCTGTGCCATATATCATCCTATTCTGCAAACACCCAGTCTTCCGCAAGCATATCTGCCTGGGAAGCAAGCCACCCCATCTGTACTCCTGACGTTCCGACAAATGCGATTGCCTTGTTTCCGATTGCATCATGTTCGCAATTTACAATATCTCCCGCAGGTGTTTTGTAGGAAATCCCGCTTGCAAGCTGGATATACTGTCTTTTTCCGTTCCACCCTTTTCTTGCTACTTTAAAACCACGTTTTAAATATTTAATAGCTTCGCCAAAATTAAATTCAGCTTCGCCGCCAAGCTGAGGGCAATTATTTTCGTCTGCAATCTGCCATTCGTCTGATGCAATGTTGCCGAATGTGTACAGTGGTCTATCCGTCTCACGGATGTCTAGCACCTCGCCATCCTTTGTGTGCATAGCAATGCTTTCGCCTTTTTCGTCTAAACACCAGTAGCCGCCCCAAGATGGGAGCTTTACCGCCGCGCCCTGTCTCATTAATTCCCATGCTTCTCTAAAATTCATGTTGTCACCCTTTCCATCTCAACACATATAAAATCTTCTGTTTTCCGTTGATGACTCTGTGTATCTTTTTGTATGTTCCGCCTGCTTTTTTAGTATTTGTGCTAGCCTTTCCGGCATCCCACCAAACCATTTTATTATTCTCGTTTATTCCTGCGAAAATATTGGTATGCAGGCGGTAAAAGCAAATGTCTCCCGGTTTTAATTTGTTTTTATAATCCCGGGGTAATTTATTTACTTTTATCAATCTATAGCGTTTTGATATAGCCGCTTTTGTTCCTGCGCCCTTATAAACAACTGTTCCATTCCTGTTGCAATAAAACAGTTGCCCCGGTTTGAGGATGCCTAATTGCTGCAGGCAATAACAAACATATGATGCACAATTACTTACCTTTTTCTTCTTTGCACCCGCCCAGCTATTCGCCACATTCTGCGAGTATTTAAACTTTTTATCAGTAAAATACTCCGCTGTTTCCTTTGCCTTGACGAGCAAAGACAATCTGTCCATTATCCCATCGCTCCTTTTAATTCGTCTGCAATGATTGCTGTGTATTCTTTTGTGTAATTTGCCGCCGCCGGTTTTAAATACGGCTGCGCCCTCTGACCGTTTGTGATATGCCATTGTCCTTTATCGTCCTGATAAGTCCACGGGGTCTTTCGCCCTCCCTTGTAGTACACGCCGGTTCCCAGTTCCACATAGGCGGCGTACTCTTCGTTGCTACCTATTGTTTCTGTGAGGTTATCCAAGTCAGTCCGATGCGTAATGCTATTTCTCAACGCGCCCGTATCGACCGGGCAAAGGTCTTTTGCGTGCCCTTCTGCGGCGGCTCCTGCCTGTTCTAACGCTCTTGCAAGTGCCATCGTGGTCTTGAGTATTACTTCGTCTACGTGGCTCACAACATCAATATCCGCCATTATATTCGCCCCCTTTGCGTTGCTAACCATTCATAATAGGTCATGTCCTCCACGACTTCGTTTCTGCCTGTCTCTGGGTTTCTGACACGTATCATTCGCGGTTGTGCCAGTTCGGCAGGCAGTGTAGTTCTCTGCGTACAACGACAGTTATAAACTTCCGCCGGGATTCCGCTTGGGTCTCCCGGATACATGAGGCCGTTTGAGTACGCCATGTTAAACGGTACTTCTTCGCCATCTAACGCCCTGTGGCTGTCTCGTGTCCTCAAGTCCTTTGTTGCTGTCCAGTGTTTCACTACATCAATTCCCATCTGGTAGGCTTCCTCGTATGCTGCCTGCCTGCCCCCGTTCTGCGCTCCTGTAAACGCTGTGCGGGCGTTTCTAATTGCGGAAGCATGATTCATGCCTGTAACGTCTTGGAATCGCCCTGCGAGCTTTTTTATGCTGTCACCCTGTAAAATTCCTTGCAGTAGTGCATTTTGCAATTTCTTCTTGTTCCAGTGCACATCCTTGCTTTTTAGTACCCTACGCGGTGGAAGAATCTTCTGCTTCTTGACCGTCAGCCGTTTAACTGTGTGCTCGTCAACCAAATTAAATGCAATATCTCCAATCTCTTTTATCTGTCTATCAGGCACAAGAGTTTTAATCATGTACGCCTCGAAGTTATGATTAAGAGCAATCACAAGTGGGGTCTTCTCATTGATGTATGCTGCAGCAATCTGGTTTGATTCTGTCAGCCGTCGCGCCATGTCCTCGCGGAGCGCTTCCCATCTCTGCCCTCTGCCGTACTGATTTATCAACCATGCTTCGAACTCTTTTTTGGTGTACTTTCCTGCCTGGTATGCCGCATATTCCTTAGCGTACCGGCGGGAGAATTGTTTAAAATAGTTTCTCGCTTTGCTGTCAAGTTCTTTTTCGGCCTGCTTATATACGTCTGCTAACCGTTTTTCTAACTTTTGTAGCTCCTGATCTGTCCACTTGTCGGATGGATACATGGTTATTCATCCCCTTCTGGGTTATCTTCTGGCATATCTGGTTCAGGTGGCTCTGTGTAGCGGTTATATGATTCTTCGTCCAACTTTGCAAGGATGTCCGGCACTTCCTCTGGTGCGACAAATGGTAATTTCTTCAGGATGGTTTCTTCATCCAGATAATTTGCCGCCTCAAGAATCATATCTGTACGCTCTTTCTCGTTACTGATTCTGTTCCGCTTAAATTGCGGCTCGTCGTCAATCCCTGCGAGCTCCAGAATCTTCTCGATCGCATCGCCTACGAAGTACTCAAAATCATCTGCGTTGTCGTCTAGCGGCTGATATGCCGCGTCGATATGGTCATTTGTTGCTCCGGCGGATATGGCGTGTACGTCCAGCGCCCCGAAGTCCTCATAAATCTCCGACCGCATTTGTGTGAGAAACTCTTTTCTAGCCGTATAAGGTGGCTCTTGCGTGTATGCCTGTACCTGTCCTTCTTCGGCCTTTGCGATGTGCTGAAATTTGAGCCGGTCTCTAAATTCCGCCAGCTCATCGTCTGTCATACCGTCAGCGTTAGAGATAAGCCAATACATCTGCGCGCAGTCGTCTAGGTCATTAGCAAAACCACTTTGTACCGCATCGTAGGCATCAATTTTCGACTGCATCCCCCTCAAAGTGCTTATATGTCGCTTGTTGCCAAACATCGGTACGATGGGGAGGCTGCTATAATTTTCTTCTCCGATAATTTCGGGTTCCAAATTGTTCGCAACCTCGACTCTTTGTCTGTATGCCCGCTTGGGAGCGGTCTCTTTTAATTCCCCAAATTTACTTTCTGCGCTGTAGGTTGTGTAGCCATCTACCTCGTACAGCACGACCTTAAACGGTTTTTGTTCGTCCAGTTGCCAGAATCTTATGCCTGCCATCAACGCTCCTGTGTCCTCGTCCCACATCGGAGCAAATTGCGTAAGGGGAAATTCGTGCACGTGGTCCACATTCCAAAACAAGAAGGACTGCCCATGGATTAATGCGTTGTAAGCCGCCTCTTTGATTCTCCTGTCGAACTGTTTGCCTAGTTTGTCCTTAACGCTCATGTCGTTAAAAAACACGCCATTTCCTAGGCTGTACGAACAACGCTGTGTATTTAATTTGTGAAAGAAATTAGAGCATATCTGTGCGTTAGACGAAAAATTATCTATCTTTTTCTGGCCTAGTAGAGTGTAATAAACACGCTGAAATTGCAAGATAGTCTCATTTTCCTGTGCGTCATACTTGTCCGCCTTTAACGCCTCTTTGTATGCCCCTGTGCTCTCGTGGAATTTTATAAACTGATTTATAAATTGCCCTTTGTCTTTTGCGGCAATGAAATCTTGATATGATAAATACATTTGTCGTCACCCTAGAATTGATTTGTATTGTCTTGATCGGCTGCGCTTGACGAGTTTTTTTGTTTTTACAAAATACCTGATAGCATCCATCGCGTGATCTGACTGTTTTATAACTACATCCCTACCTTTGTCAGCCGCTATTGGGTCCCATGCATAAATGCCAAACTCCTCGATCGTGTGCGTGCAGGACGGGTCAAATGACAGTTTGTCTTGTGTCAACATTGTCTCAACATCTGCTATCCCATCGTTAACAGTGTTATCTGCCTTTTTAACTTTGTGTCCTTTGCTACGCAACTCCACGATGAGAGCGGAGGCGGATGGGTCAACAATAACTAAATCATCTTTCTGCCCGTTTAGTGTATCCTCTAGTCCTTTTACCAGCTTACCGACTGGTTTCATGCGGTTGTTCTCCCGGCCTGAATAGTAGTACTCTTTTATGCAGTGCCAGTTACCGGTATCTACTCGTTTCTGCCAGATAAGAAAGACGGTAGCGTTCTGCATACCAAAGTCGGAGCTAACAATTATCTCTCCGCTGGTCTTTGCCTTGCAGACGTGCCTTTCTTCTGAAAACATATCGTATACAAACCCTTCTGCTACTGCCCATTTTCCCAGTATGTATCGTTGGTACCTATATGTCCCTGAGTACTCTTTTATTAACTCGTCTACTACCGCCGGAGGTAAGCAGCCATCGTGTATGTTGTACGCCTGTTGAAATATATCGGCATCGGAATCCAGAAAACTTTTAAACCAGTGCTTTGGTCCTGCCGGATTGCAAGTGCCATCAAAATGACTGTGTGACGTTCTGAGACGGGATTTTAACATCTCAAATACTTCTTGGTTCCACGTCGTCACCTCATCGCCATAAGCGTACTCAATCGTTGCTCCCTGTATCCTTGCAACGTGTTTCTTATTGTCAGCACCTAGCGCATATACCTTTTTGCCAAATAGCTGTACTGTGTTGTCGCTGTGTATTTCGCCTACCAGCTTCTCGCCCCATATCTCTCGCATAGGGTCAAGTATGTTTCGCTGTAGTGTGCCACGTGTGTTACCCAGCATCACAGCCAACCCTAATCCTTTTAGGTGTGTCAGGCGTTGAGGAATTACGATTGCGTAGTCAACAAAGGATTTCCCAGAGCCTGTTGCCCCGGTCTTTACGTTCCAACGACGATTGCAGCCTTGCAGGTATTCTGCCTGTTTGCTAGTCAATGGCACTATTGACACCCCCAAGAATTTCAATAGCTTTTGCTAGTGCTTTATCGCTTGCGCTCTCTGACTGCGGCTTATCACGCCATTGTTCTGGCTTCCTGTTCTTTAGCCAAAATATCTGCGCTGTTGTATCCGGTACGACGTGCTTTTTCGTAACCTTTCGTTCCGTCATTACTCCGTCTTCGTATTTTTCGCTTATTTCTTCATAACTGTATCCTAACGCTCGCTGTAGCAGGCTTTTTTCTACCTGTCTGTCCACAACGTCTTTTCCTTTTTTTAAGGACTCGGCTAAAATTGGGAATTTTTTCTTCCATGTATACAAGGTATCTGGGTTGATGCCGATGTTTGCCGCAATTTCTTTGTCTGTGCATCCATCTCGTGCCCATCCCTCTAGCTTAAGTAACCCTTCTTGGGTCAGCCACTCCTGGTATTTACTTATCCCATTTTGGGGTCACCTCCTAAATACAACCATAACCCCGTAATGGATTGTTTACGGGGTTATATGAAAGGAAAGAAAATATGAAAAAAATCGTTTACGCCAGTTGCATAACGAAACCAAATACAAGTATAAGGAATTGCACCTTAACAGCCGCCGGGGTAAGACTAATAAGCGGCTGGTCTCTAAACACTTGTAGATCCGCAACCTGTATGGGACGCAAGGCACCGTGGGATAGGTGTCTTGCGTACTCTCTTTTACGCGGGTGAGAGTTTACACTTTTACCACAAAAAGATAGAGGGGGTTATGTCTCACAAAAAGTTACCAGTGCTCGTCCGTACAAGTGTATTGTACGACATCTTTTAAGCCACGTTAGACAAACATAAAAAAGAGAGGGAGATAATTCTCCCTCTCTAATATCCCGCATATTTTCCAGCCAAATTGGCAAAAGCACTAAGCCATCTGCGTATAGTCATTTCTGCATATCCGAGCTTATCCGCCGCCCCTGCTATCGTGTATCTATCCTCAAAATACACCAGTTGCACAGCTTTCATTCTGTCCTCACCGTTGTCCATCCCCTCTGTCTGTTTTATTGCCTTGTTGATAGCGTACATCCATAGGGCAGATTGTGCTGTATTTTCCGCAATCAGTTTGTTGGGGTATTTTTTTACCTGCTTTACTGCATGTCCATACCAGTCGTGTTTGGGATTACTCATCGTTCTATCTCCCCGTTTCTTCCAACTTTTTTAAACCTCACTCTTTGTAGCGCGTCAGGGTACTTTGTTGTATTGACTCCCGAAAAAAATTGTTTTAAATTTCTACTCCATGTAAGCTGGGAAGGTGTAAAGTCTTTGTATATTACTTCTATTTCAAGAGACTCGGAATTTACTACAACATCCGTTACGATATATAATCCTCCTTTAAAGTGCCTGTATATACAACCAGTCATTTCTTCTTTCAAGTATTGAGCATCCTTCTGGATTTCCATTACGTCGGTAGAACGCCTTGTATCATATACAGCAGTTAACATCTTTCTCTCTCCTTTTTTGTTTTAGTTTGCTCGCTGATACGTAACCGTATTTCCGTTTGTCAGTCTTACAACTATTTCGTAGGGCTCTCGGTTTGGTATTCCGTCAATAGTTTTGTGGCCAACCCTCACAATAACGTCGGGACGGACAAGAACACTGCACCTCTCGCAGTATTCAGATGCTTTATACTCGCAGTCTCTGCACCTTAATCCCATATTTTCAGGTGTCCACTCATCCGGGTTTATTTCTTTTAGCTTGCACATTCCTTCTATTGTTCCAAGCTGACACTCCTCACACCTTCCTGTGCAGGCTTTTCTGATTGTTTCTAATGCGTTCATCATTTCTTTTCTGTCCATTTTTGTTCCTCCTCAATATGCTGATGCACCGTTTTGTCTTTGCAATGTTCATGATTTCGTGTATCCATCCTACCACCTCACTTATTAAGTGTGTAAAATACAAGCCCCATATAAATTACCGCTGCTACAATTACTATTGTTTCTGTTATGCTCATTTCTTACCCTATTCCCCCTTAATAATTTCTTCCGCAATAAGAGAGTCCTCAACGAGTTCTCCTGCATCTTCAAATTCACTCGCGCACTGAGCGCACAGCCAAGCATTTTGCGGTGTATCATCTAATGCCTTCTCTATAGCTTCCTCTTGTGAGGATGCTTCAACCTCACCAAGAAATTTTGAGAACACATAATTTCCATATACTTTATATTTCATTCTTACCACCTTCTTCACTTTACAAATAAATTTGTTATTTCCTCCTATTTAAAAATATGTGAGCGTATCCGCGGCGTTGCTTGCCATCAACTCGACTCGTTTTAAATATCTTAACTGTTGCTGTATGTATGGGTCCGAATCTTTGCCTCCCATTGACCTCCAGTCAGATATTCGCTTATCTACATCCTGTAATACTTTAATCGGGATTATATCAAGATTAATATCTTCAAGGCTAATCTGTTCCACCTTTTCATTCCCTCCCCTTATCCTCCATCATTAACTCAACCCATTTTCTCGCTATTTCTTCTTGTATGTCTTCAACATCGTCCCACGCGTCTGTGTTGCAGGCTAGTATTTCACAAATCAATATAACTTCTGCCATATTTTTACGCAAAATGTCCTCTGCTTTTACCATTTCCGCTGGGGTTGGGTTAAATCCCATAATTTCTGCACGCATCGCGGCAGCTTTGGATAATTTATCTGCCTTTTCCGTTAATTTGCTAAACAATGTGCCTATTTCTAAATGTTCTAACAAATAGTCTTTCACTTCACCGTCTTGCATTTCTTCTACTTTCATTTTTCTTTCCTTTCCCCTCCGGAATAAATCCGGAGGAATCAATGGCATACAGCTCCACATGGAACCGTTAACGTGTTTCTGTAATGTGTATCCTTAACCCTGGAGGGTGTCCAGCTTTTTCCATCTGCATGGTACAATGTTTAGTAAACCACATACATATTCTTCTGCAAAAATACAGTTTTCGCAATATTCATGCTCTTTGCAATATTTTTCGAGCGTTTTCGCCGCTTTTTTTGCTTCTGAGTCTCCTACTTTTCCCATTACGCCACCTCCCTGATCGTGATGCCATACCGTTCAAGCATCAACTTTCTTTTGATGATATATTCCGGATTTTTTCTTGTGCGTGGAGATTTTACGTCCTCAACAACAATCTTGCCTTCCTTGTCTGTGTAGCGGAAATCTGCTGTATATGATACGGGACGCTCTGTAGTGCCGTCCTCTCGTTTCTGGCTACCTATAAGGATGTATCTAGCCTGTCGTTCTAATCCTGTAATTTCCCCCGCCTCTTGCATCGCCACCAGTTCTAAATAGCGATGCATTTCTCTCTTGCTGTCAAACTTCCCATCTTTCGTAAAAATCTTTTTATTTCTAAATTTGTTCACAGGTAATTCCTCCCAAATGTTTTGATAAATTCTTCCCTTGTTCCGTTGTTCTCTTCCCAGTACTTCTGCGCCAGCTCCTTGAGATACCTGTCCAATGGTCCGTTCGGATTGCGATGTACTGCCTCGCCGCCGTTGGTATGATGATTCAAGCACAAATAAACTGTAAAACCGTACTTTTCTGATTGTTTTCTATTACTTCTTCCGTATAAGACATGGTGTCTATGTAAATTTCTAGTTGTTTTACAAAAGAAGCACTCTTTCTCTTTCTGTAGTACGCTATTCATCGTCAGAACCCTCGCTTGCAAAATGATTTTCCATTAAATCAGCAATCATTAAGTATTCCTTTGCTATTTTTCCACTTCGTGTTTCTTTTACCTGTTTTCTAAATCCTTCTAAATCTCCATGAAAGCATCCGCAATTAACCATTATTTTTTTATTTTTGCCCCTGTAAAAAGTTGTGCAGCGGAATTCTGTTCCGAAGCCCTGTATTAGTGTATAATCTGCATCGCCGAAAATCCTTGCATCGCCGAAAACCTTTGCGTTGCCGGAAACCCATGCATCGCCGGAAGCCTCTGTATCGCCGGAAACCTCTGCATTGCCGAAAATCCATGCATTGCCGAAAATCCTTGCATCGCCGAAAACCTTTGCGTTGCCGGAAACCCATGCATCGCCGGAAGCCCATGCATTGCCGGAAATCCTTGCATCTCCGAAAACCTTTGCATCGTCAGAAACCCATGCATCGCCGGAAATCCTTGCATCGCCGAAAACCTTTGCATCTCCGAAAACCTTTGCATCGTCAAAAACCCATGCATCGCCGGAAATCCTTGCATTGCCGAAAACCTTTGCATTGCCGAAAACCTTTGCATTGCCGAAAATCCATGCATTGCCGTCTTGCGATACATTCCCCTCTTTCTCTACGTATCCGCCAAGCTCTCCGGCTTTCACGTCTTCAAAATCAATTAATGCCTTAATTCTAAATAATTTTTTCCCAGCTACGTTTGTAATAGACTCTGTTATTAATTCAAATTTTTTCATTTTTCTTCTTCCTTTCTTGGCTTCCATTTTCCTAGTATTTGTTCCAACTCTCTTGGTGTTAGCGTTTCAATTCCCAAATCTTCCGCTTCCTGTATCGTCCCTTTGATTAGTTCGCTCATTTCCCGGCTGTCGTAGGTATGTGAACCTCGCATGAGCCTGTAAAATACTACTTCTTTTCCTTTTTCTAGCCGCCGTCCTATCGCAACCGTGTGAACGTCCTCTTTTTTGTACATGATGTCGGTTGGAACATTGGTTTTTAAAACCGCTATGTCTCCTTTTATCAGCTCCGGCTGTCCATATCTGCCTATCATCAAATTTTTGGTTTCCGCCTTGCTCGTGCCGACTTTCTCCGCTATTTTGGTGATCAGAACGTGGAAATAGGCATTTGCTGACAAGCTTCTTTTCTTGCGGAACGGTTTAATTATTATGGACAACTTTTCCAGCTTTTTTAGTTCGTCCACGCCCTTTATAAACCGCTCCGCCTCGTTGATTTCCAGGGTAACTGTTATCTTTTTGCTAAAATAATCCACCGCTAAGTTTTTTATTTTTCCAGTTAAATCCATGCTATTTCAGTCCTAATTCCTTCATGGCTTCGGCATATTGTTGTTGTGTCGTCTGATACAGTGATTTTAAACCTCTTTGACTTGCCCATTCTTTGATCTGGGCTTCCGTCATTCCTTTTTTTTGCATCAGATCATAGAGCCGTTTCGCTTCTTTCTCTGTGATAACCTCGTTGCGTTTATATTCGTCTGTATCCGCGTCTTTCGAGTCGTCCAGAAGAAACAAGCTGTTTAACGCATATTTCCTCGCGTAGCTCGATGCTGACCCAGTAATTTGCGCCACATCCATTTTCTTTTTACTTTCTTCTTCTCTTGCGTATGCAGTAGTTTCGATTGTTCTATCGTCTTTTGTGTCTCGCAGGATTGCCGTTGCCTTGACATATATTCTATTTCCTATCATGACAATTTTATCCTCTAGGGTTAAAAGTAACCCCTCCTCGTTCAATAACGGCTTTGCCGCTTCATAAATATCTTCTAAGCTCCTGTAGCTATAGCCGCCATACTCACTGTATTTACTCTTTGGCACCTTTAATTCAGCCTGAATTCTTTGCAACTTTTTGTGAATATCCCCCATCTTTCTTACCTCACTATCACACTCTTTGAGGTCTCAAGATGTGCCCCTGCGACCTCTTTCCCGGCTTTAATCGCATTTTTAATCGCTGTCTTGTCCGCCTGCGGCTCTGGAATTCTGATGTATTCTTCTGCTAGGCTGCCTAAGTCGTCAATAGTCACAGACTCGCTGTTTCTGTAGGACACGCTGACTCTTGCCGTCTTGAACTTTTCGCCACCAAGGGCTTGTTTTAGATACTCCTTACACCTCTGTGCGGCGTTCTCACAACTTCTACGGCGTTTCGCAAGCTTTTCTTCCTCCTCTTTGATTGCCTTTGCTTCTGCGGCATAATTCTTCACCGCCAGTGCGATTCCCTCCACCTTTTTGTCTCTCTCGATGTTGAGAGCCTCAAGTTTCTCGAAGTCAATAATTTCTCCTGTCTCCTCGTCTACACAATCCATGATTGCGCTGTCAATCTCATATAGTGTCATTGCTCTAATTCCTCCTCGTATCTCTCGTATTCGTTGTAGTTTGCCGCACCTCGTTTGATTGCTTTGTGTGCTGTTCTGCACTCATATTCCGCCTCAAGGCGCTGTGTTTCTAAATATTCTCTAGCCGGGTCAAATCCTCGTTCCATTTCCTGTCCCCCATGCCTCTTTAATAGCCTTGCTCAGTTCGTTGTAGCCTCTGGCGTACGCCTCTATCTTTTTCATATCGTTGCTTCTTTCAACGCCCAGCCTAAACAGCTCAAGCAGTCCCTGCGCTACCTCTTTGTCTTTGATATCGACCCTGACTTCCGCCGGAATCACTACTTTCCCTGTCACTTCGTTGTCGTATTTCTTCACCTGAAATCCGGTTGCATTAATCATCGTATCCATAGCTTAGCCTCTCTTTCTTTCCTGCTATCCAATCCCCCAACGCTCCACTACATTGTTCCGTGGCATAATTTTTATTATCCTGCTCTAATCGCCCAACTATTTCTCCCAGTGTGGGTAGCTCTGGTACTGTTTCTTTCCGCTCTATCGCTCCCGCCGCTTTTATCATTTCTTGGAGCTTCGGTGGGTACTTGTCTATCTCCTTTTGTGCTTCTAACGCCGCTCTGTAGCTCCTAAGGAAATTTGACTGTATGACCGTCTGAAAGTCCGCTGAATCTACTACCGCCCAGTCACGGAGCGTTTGTGGCGTTCCTACCGCCTTTTGCAACGTAGGAGGCAGTTTATCAAACTCCTCTCTGTAACCGTAAATCCCATTACTGCACGCCTTTGCCACTGTTGCCCATGCTTCCTGCTCACTCAGGTAGCTGCTTTCTGCTTTGAGCTTGCTGGCACACTCCAAAATATCTGCTGGTGTTGGTGGGAACTTGCCAGTTGTCATGTACATCTGTGCCGCTACGCTTATTGTCTGGTAGTCGTTGTTCTTGCCTACCAGGCGGTACCACATGTCCAACGCCTGTTCGTTGGGAACAAATCCCGGAGCCGTGTAGACGGTTTTTAGTGCGGCTACGATTTTAGAAAACTCCGAAATCGTCATACATTCCGCCTCCCTCCTGTTCTTTCTGTGCCGCCCAGTGCTGTATATCTCCGTACAGCCGATCGTTGATGTTCTTCGTGCTGTCGTTACCTGTTTTCAGCTCAAAGAATCCTAACCACTCCTTGTCCAATGACTGGTCTATGATTTTTTTCATCGTTCCCAAATCTCCGCCGGACAACTCGTGTAATTTTTTGAGCAAAGCTTTCAAAGCTCTGTCTGTTCTTACTGGCTTTCTGATTTTCTTACGCATAGCAAGGAATTCCAAAAACTTGCAGTTAAGTTCTTCATCCTCGAAATACTGTTCTGGTTCTTTCTTTGCGCGCGCACTCTCTTTTATTCCTTTAGTACTTGATTCCTTAAGTATTTTATTATTTAAGTATTTTATTCCTTTAGTATTTAATTGCGTTGGATTTTCCTGCATAGGTTTTTCCTGTATTGGTTTTTCCAATATAGGCTTTTCCTCTTTAGGTTCTTCCAATACAGGTTTTTCCTGTGTTGGCTTTTCGTAAATGTCGTAAACTGTACCGCTTACCTGTCCTTTTTCGTTTCTCTCACGAGTCACTTTCAGGTATCCGAACGTCTTTAACTCTTCTAATGCGGCTCTTACGCCGTCTACGCCGTCTTTGTTCAAATTTGCCAGCCCCTTAACTGTGAAATCCCAGTCTTCCGGTAAACTAAGCATAAGACTCAGTAGACCTTTTGCTTTTAAAGACATATCCTTTTCTCTAAAATGATAATTCGACATAACGGTGTAGTCTGTCGTTTTATTTATTCTCATTACTGCCATGTCTACCTCCTATCTTGACAAATCGCCAAGTCTTTTGTAAAATCTAGTTATGTTTTATTTAGCAAGAGCTTAATGGTAGGGCTCTTCCTTTTTTACTTCGTGTTCTACGCCGTCTTTATCAGTGTAGAATACTTTGTCATACTCTACACCTTGTTGTCGTCCTAAGAGGGTGTAGAGTAATCTAGCAACATACTCTGGTCTCGGAGGTTCATTCATTTTTTATTCACCCCCTAACTCCTTTTCGGGTACCACAACTATTTTCGCACCCAGCTCCTTAGTGATAAGTTCCAAGATTTCCACTTTTGGAGAATTTTTACCGGTTTCATATCTAACTATTGTATTAATACCAACGCCGACTTTCTCGGCTAATTCTCCTTGTGTAAGCCCTTGCGCCTTTCTTAATCTTCTTAATTTTTCTCCTAACGCGTTCATCTTTACACCTCAAATCTCTGTTGACGGTTATATTCGTCAATCCTCAACTTTGTGTTTGTTTTCGGTTCCCAGTTGTCTACATAGTCAATAGCTTCCTCGTACCGTTTGCGAGGGATGTTGTTTCGGCTGTTAACTTTAAACCGGTCTTGTAAATCCCTGTTGCACTCCGCAAATACAACTTTGCTGATATATGCATATGCTTCTGTGTCCTTGCCGCCTAACGCGTTGAGAACCGCTTTATTGACGTGCTGCCGTAGTGTCTGTTGTTGACCGTAGTCAATCACCATGTTACTCTCAAGGCTCTTTATGCGGTCTTCGTGGTCGTCTATCATGCCCAGTTGAATACGCATCATTTCTTGAGGGGATAACGGCTTGCAACTGCCTGACTTTCTGACAGATGGAAGAAGTTCGCTTGTTACCCATCGTTTGAATTTTTTTGCACTAGGCATTTTGCTCGAAAGAATTAGGCTATAAAGTCCGGACTCGTTGATAATGGTCGTTTCTTTGTTCTGCTTGCCATCAAAAAGCATCATTTTACGTTTGTCTTCCTCGTCTACATGGCGGTTAATATCTCGGCTACCATTTCGGTACTCGAGAATCTCAGCTATGTCTTTCCCAACAAACCAAGGTTCATTCTCAATAATTAGTGTGCGAACCTCTCCGAATTCGTTATTTTTAAAAATTTGAATATTATTCATCTAGTCACCTTCCTTTCTGCCCTTCACGCAATCCTATTTTTTAGGATTCTCTTTCCACAAAAATATAGTCCATAGGTATACCGGAAAGCTCACTAATTCTACGAAGTTGTGTGAGGTCTGGTTCTGTTTTCCCTGCTTCCCAGTTTGTGATTGTTGCAAGAGATACGCCGATTTTCTTGGCAAATTCTCTTTGACTTAAATTTGCATTAACTCTACAAGCCGCAATGCAAATTCTAGGAATCTGTAACATCATTTTGTTTCGCCCCTTTCGTTTGTTTGTGATTTAATTATAATCCTAAAATATAGGATTGTCAAGCATAAATTTAATTTTTTAGGATTTTTATTGAATTTTTTAGGATTATATGTTATTATAATGATGCAACCAATTAAGCAAAAGATAGGAGGAATACAATGACAGAGGAGGAACAAAAGAAAATTTTTGCTAATAACTTAAATCATTATATTAATGCTAGTGGGAAGCAACAAAAAGAAGTGGCACGTGAACTTGGATTTGCTCAGACAACTTTTAATACTTGGTGCGTGGGAAAAATAATGCCAAGGTCGGGAAAGATTCAAGCTATCGCGGATTACTTCGGAATCTTGAAAAGTGATTTAACAGAACAAAAGAAATACGATGATTTAGGTGGCGAATTCATGGACGTTTGCGTCAAGATAAATTTAAGTGATGAACGTTTTCAAAAAATCGTAATAGATTACTATGATTTATCTAAAGAGAAAAAAGAAGCATTTTGCAATTTTTACGAAAAATTTATACTCCGCGACTAAGATTAAGAAAAGGGAAAATTAATTTCCCTTTTCTTGCTTTTCTAAAGACTTTACGCAGTCGAGCATAATCTTCAAAAGTCGTTCTTGTTGAACGTTATTTAATCGTTCAATTATTTCTTTCTTGTATTCCTCTGCCATTTTTACTCCTTTCTGACACGTACTTTTAACCCGCTTTAAAGCTATGTTTTATAGTGGTTTTTATTATATCATAATATTATGGCTCTGTTAGACCAAATATGCGGAATTTTTTATTGATATATTTAAATACTTATTATATAATTTATTTGCAACAAACCATTTTAATAATATTTACAAAATGGTAATAATAAAAAAGGAGAAGAAAATATGAGCAAGGAAAAAACTAAAGTTTGTAAGCACTGCAAAGAGGAGATTGACGCAAAAGCTAAAGTGTGTCCTCATTGTCGGAAGAAACAGGGCGGCAAGCTGAAATGGGTAATTATCATCATCATTGTTCTGGCTGTTTTAGGAATGGCAATGGGTGGTGGTGACGATGACAGTTCTTCCACTGATTCTTCAAAAAGTACTACCGCAACCACAGCGGCTAAGAAAGAAACTGCCAAAAAAGAAGAAACAAAAGAGAAAGAGAGCGTAAAGGTTGGCGAATCTTTTGAGAATGACGGTTTAAAAGTAACTGCTAAAAAGGCTGAATTTGGATATGATGGTGGAGAGTACTTTACTCCAAAAGATGGATGTGAATATGTAGCTGTAGACTTTACTTGCGAAAACATCGCAGAAAAAGGCGACAAATATGTGTCTGTATCTGATTGCGAATGCTATGCGGACAATTCAGCTTGCGAACAGCAATACATAGGAAACAGTGATTTTGTTAACACTAATTTGTCTCCGGGAAAGAACGTAAGCTTTACGGCATATTACGAAGTGCCAAAAGACGCAAAGAAAGTGATTTTAGAATATAGTGCTTCGTTCTGGACAGACAAGAAGATAACTATTAATTTAAAATAATTAGTCCACTAATAGGACAACCAACAAGAGAGAAGAATCAATTCTTCTCTCTTTTCTTTTTTCCTCAAGATAATAAAAAAGCACCTGTCGAAACAAGTGCTTTGCCTTCCAGAATGGAACTATTAATGTTTTTAAGGTACAAAACTAAGCTAACATTTACATCCCAAAATGGAGCTATTAAAAACCTTATCTATATCCTACTCCCCTTTACCGTATTTGTCAATGAGTTCTTTTACCGCGTCTATATTTTCTTGTATAGTATTATATTCAGAATTACGATGTCCCCCAAATGCATGATAATCATGGTAATAATATCCAATACTAATATATCCGTTTGGCATTTTTATCCTGAACTCATTATTTGACTTAAAAACCATGTCCTCAGGCAAGGTGGCTAAGAATCTGTCCAATTTTCTTCTTTTATTAAATTTTAATTCTTGCATATTACTCTCCTCTGCCCTCGTAACCTCCGGGGCGGTAATAATATTTACATCTCCTTACAGTGGCAGGTTACCCAGCAATTTTGTTGTCCGCACGGTAATCTGTCATGTGGAAAATCGCCTCTGTTTTCCGGGCAATTTTCACAGTTATATTCATTTTTATAATCGTACATAAACTCTATGTACTTGTTTCTTTCTTCTGCTGTCATATTTTCCTTCTTTCTCCGGCGGAATTCGCCGCCGGTCGTGTATTTATTATAAAGATTCTATTTTGTCAGCAACTGTCCAGAGGATTTTTTTAATTAAACTTCCTCCTGGATTCTTACAAAACCAGTCTTCTTTTTTACAGTCGTAATACAATTTAGCTCCAAATCCCCAGTCAACAAGGCTTAATGCTTGACGCTGCGCAAAGCTTTTATATTCATCTGTGCAGATGCCATTAATGATTCTTCCACGTCCCATTGCTGCTGACGTATTGGTTTCTTCAACCTCTAAGTATTTCTGGAAATCATTAATATAGATACGTTTCATGTCGCCCTTCTCCCACACCTTATAGCCAAGGCGGATAAGCTTTTCCTCCATTGTTTCTCCCATAAGCTTTGCCTCCTTCCATGCTAATTTCAATCCTTCGGAGATGCAAAGACCTGCCTTTTTAACTAACTCCCATGCTCTTTTCATAATGTTTGATAAATTGTATTTTTTCATTTCTTGTATCTCCTCTCTTGATTTACTCACATTATACACGATAGTGACTATTATGTCAAGAGAAAAATACACGAAAATATATTATTTTTTTCTTGATATTTATTTCAAAATAATGTACTATATATTTATAACGATTAAAGGAGGCTTTTTAAATGGAAACACGAGCAAGAAAAAGAAGTAACATATATAAAGGTAGCATATCATATAGTAATTTATGGGACACACTAGAACGTAGAGGGCTAAAGCGTTCTAACCTATTAGATAAGGAAAGTTTTAATCTTTCCCCGGCACTGGTCAACAAGCTGCGGCACGACAGAAATGTGAATATAGATACAATTATGTATTTGTGCGAGAAATTGGACTGTCAGGTGTGCGATATCGTGGAATATAAAAAATAATATATTTTCGTGTATTTTTCTCTTGACACAATAGTCATTATCGTGTACAATAGGATTAAATCAAGAGAGGAGATACAAGAAATGAAAAAATACAATTTATCAAACATTATGAAAAGAGCATGGGAGTTAGTTAAAAAGGCAGGTCTTTGCATCTCCGAAGGATTAAAATTAGCATGGAAGGAAGCAAAGCATATGGGAGAAATCACAAAAGGTTCCGTAAAACAGATTGCATGGGCACAGGACATTAAAGACGGCGTAATCAAAGCGTTAAACCTGAGTCTGAAACTCAACAAAGAAAGTGAAAACAGTTACCTGGCTTCAATCAGAGAAAAAAATCTGGTTGACATCGAAAAAGTAAACGAGGCTAAGTGGTTTATTAATCTTTTCTTGACTGCTAAAGAAAATTACAAGGCTGAAATTTGTTTCGGAAACTATATGACAAAAGAAGAATTAGCCGAAGATTATGCTAGTCTTGCAAGTTCTAAATTGATGGAAACTTTTTAAGAGAGGAGAAAAAAGATGAAAAAAACCGAAGCAAGAAAGATAACGGACATGGTAGAAAAAAACACTCACGCCGCCCTACGGAAACGATTTCCTGATTTGTACGATTTTCTGTACGCTTGCAACGATGAGGAAACAGAAAACAAACAAAGAGTGCATGAATTACACAAACTAGGATACACGGCAGAAAAATTGTGGGAAATGCCGCATGAGGATGTAGGAAAAGATTATTTGCAGATGCTATTAGACACAGAAAAAAGAGGCTGAAAACAGCCTCTTTATCCATTAACTTAATAGTTAATAAAATAGTTTCTACTCACACGCATATACAATATGCGGACAACTATATTATAGCAAAATATTATCACAAAGTCAAGTAAATACCCGCCCCGGAGGTACGAAGGCAGGAAGGGAAATAAATGAAAAGAGCCGCTTTATACGTGCGAGTAAGCACGCAAGAGCAGAAAAACAGCGGATTGTCCGTTGATTCACAGATAGATGCACTTGAAAAATATTGCGAGGAGCAGGGTTATACGGTTGCCGGTATTTATAACGATGCCGGCATATCTGCACGTAAAAAATACACAAAACGCCCTGCCCTTTTGCAGTTACTTGAGGATTGCAAGCAATGTAAGATTGACATAATACTCTTCACACGCCTTGACAGGTGGTTTAGAGCCGTTGCAGGGTATTATGAGGTACAAAGTGTCCTTGATGCGTGTAAAGTGCCGTGGAGGGCTATCTGGGAGGATTACGAGACGGAAACAAGTCAAGGAATATTTAAAGTTAACATCATGTTATCTGTAGCGCAGGCAGAGGCAGACAGGGACAGTGAGAAAATACGCTCCGTCATGGAGTTCAAGAGGCAGAACAAAGAGTATATTGGTGGAAAGGTGCCGGTGGGGTATCGCGTAGAAGGGAAAAAGATTGTAAAAGACGAGAAGATGCGCGCAATAATTGAGGATATGTTTGAGCATTATTTTCAGACTTTTTCCAAAATGGAAACAGCCGATTATATTTTGAACAAATACCCCGATTTTATAAGGACCAGAACTAGGATAGTCAAAATTATGTCCAGTCCTGCCTATCATGGGGAAATGTACGGCGTAAAGAACTACTGTGAGCCATACATAACAGAGGAACAAGCGCAAAGAATCAAAGAGGTATCCAGCCAGAAAAGTTGGATAGATTGCAAAAGGCGTATTTATATTTTCTCTGGGCTGATACGTTGCCCAATTTGCGGTTACAGATTTTCTGGGCGCACGATGGCCAAGAAAGAAAAGAGGTATAAAGTGTACCAATGCCCTCGATCTGCCGCAAAGAAGCACAAGACATACACGCGATCTGAACCAAAATTAGAAACATATATGCTTAATCACATCGAAGAAAAAATACAGTTAGATGTATTAAAGGCGGAAGGTCGTGTAAAGGTAGCCGGAAACGATGTGGGAAAAAGAAAGAAAAAATTATCTAGCGAGCTAGAAAGAATCAATAAGATGTTTGAGAAAGGCAGGATAACAGAAGAATACTATGACGAAAGATATGAGGCTATATCGAAGGAATTAAAAGAACTATCCCAGACCGCCGCAACGGAAGAACTAGAAACTAAGAAAAAAATACAAAGCAGATTTCCTGACGGTTGGAAAGATATGTATATGCAGTTAGACGAACAAGGCAAGCAGGTGTTTTGGAAAAGCATTGTAAAAGAAATAAAAATATCCCCCAACGAATTTGTGGAGGATATTATATTTTTTTAGTTTTTGTTATATAGTAACTAGTCGTAACCACCAGATTAAAGCTAGTTACTACATAACTAAATATAAAAAATAAAGGAGATACAGTTACATTATATAAAAAGAAAGAGGATGTTTCAAGCACCCTCTTTTATTTTTCGCAAAACTGACCGATATTCTCGCGGATACATTGCTTCTATGGCTTTCATGTGTTCATCAAGTACGTGTAATAAATGCTCAAAGTCTGCGTTTCGGGCGATTTCTTTAAACTCAGAATCCGGCTCGGAACTGTAAGAGTAGTATGATGTGTTGGGAGATAGTTGGTTCGGTTGTTGATTGCTCATTAAATTGTTGCGTACATTGTATAAAATCGAAAGCCGTTCGCAAGTGGCGTAGGTTGTTTTTCCTGCCTCTAATGCCGCAATTTCGGCATTAATTTCGTCCATATTAATCATTGCGGCACCCCTTTCCTCTATCGGTCTAATTCTGCTAATGCTCTGCCTAACGCCGCCTGTTCTGCGCTAGACAGATTGCCATCATGCATCATGTCTTTAATAGTCTCTTTTACCTGCATTTTTGCATCGTTGTAAGAGTAATGACCCCTTACATAATGCTGACCTCTACGAGCGTTGCTGTGGTCGCCGTAGTCCATGTCGGGATAACGCCCACGGCTATATCTTCCTAACGCATCCCAGTCGCCGCCGCGGCTATATTCGTTGTCGCCTTCCAGATACATGATTTTGTCAATATTTTTAATTGTGTCTGTCAATTTGTGAACTGCTTCTAAATCCCCGGCGCTCATATCGCCCTTGTTCGAAATCTCGTCCAGCTCTCTGCACATCATCTTTTTTAATTTGTGTAATGATTCCATTTTTCGCCCTCCTTTACGCTACTCTCTCGGCGATTAAATTGCTATTGGCTATATTAATTGCCTGCGTAGATGTATTTTCGACTGCGATTGTTATGCAACATCCGCGCGGCACGTCAATAAACGCCGCTGTAAATACATTAAAATATTCGCCTGCCGCCGCAGGTGTTACGATTGCTGTCGCACTATTTAATGGTTCTCCGGCGATTGCCAGGGCAATAGAAATAGGTGCCACAGTTCCACCGGCAGGTATGGCGATATTAGCACCAAAGCTGACCTTATAGCGCGCCCTGCACTGGTTTGTAAGGCCTCTAAGGGTCACAATTCCTGCCCCCTCCCGGTGTGTAATACAGCTACCGCACTTTACGGCTGTCTCTGTGAGCGGTAAATTCTGCCCCGCTGCTACGGTTACGATATTGCTATTAGTAAATTCTGCCACGTTATCACTCCTTTTTTAATAATAAACGGCGGAACGATTGCCCCGCCGCTATAAGCATCATCGGCACAAGCCGAACAATCCCGTCAACGCAGGAAGCTGCTAATTATAAAATTTTAGCATCCGCAACCGGTATTACATCCGCAGTTGCCATACTGGTAAGGCGCAGAAACCGGAAAAGCCGGCACTGGTCGAGGATTGTAATAAGTAAACTGACCCTGCATATACGCCTTTAAGGTTTCGTTCTGTGATGCCTGAGAGGCCGCTAACTGTGCCGCAAATAACTGCTGATTCTGCTCGGCAATCTTAGCGTCCTTAGCTTCGATTCTCTGCGCTGTGAGGGCATCGAGAATGGCTCTAGCGTTGTTATTCTGGTTGTCAATGATGTCTCTTGTGTTGTTTGCGTTGTTAAAATTTGTCTGGCAGAAGCCGTTTGTAACTTCTTGCTGGATTGCATTGGTATTCATCGCCATATTGTAGTTAACGCCTGCGATAGCCTGCTTGTTGTCACAGCAGCACTGTGCTAACTGTGCCTGCAAAGCATTAAAGCTCTGCATATCTGCAATCTGTCCCTGCTGGATTACATTCCGTGTATCATACCCGTTCTGCTGGATTGTGCTATTTGTTCCTGCAAATCCGTTGAGAAGAGAGGTATTCATCGCATAAAATCCGTCACAAATACCGCTGTTGATGGCGTCACCCTTGCGCTCAAGGGAGGAAATACCGCTATCAATCTGGCGCTGTAAGGTTGCAAAGTCAGAAGCTAATACATAGTTATCTACCGCACCTCCGCCGCCGTTATTCCATCCATTTCCGTTTCCCCATCCGCAGAAGATGAAAAGGAAAAGAATGATAATCCACCAAGCACCGTTACCTTCGCCAAATGCGCCGTTATTGTTGCCTGTGACTGCCGCCAAATCTGCCGGGCTCATTCCGTCTGTTGTTAATCCCATGAAATCACTCCTTTTTATTTATTTAAAACCCTTTAAAAGGTTTTGAAACTGTGTTGCCATACCCTGCAACTGGTTATACTGTTGCTGGCTCATTTGTCCGCTATTTAGCAGGTTTTGCACTTCCTGCTTCGGGTCCCCCTGAAACTGCTGTCTGAACTGTTGAAACTGCTGTATCATCTGCATTGGATTGAGATTCATTCAATACCCTCCTTCTTAACGTCTCCATTTGCCTTTCTAAGGCATTTAAGCGTTCCTCGTAGTTAATTGGTTGGCTAGACTGTGAAAGCTCCGCTGTGGGCGAATCTGCGCCTTTGCGCTTGTATTCAAACACCTCTAAAAACGGTCTGCCCGTCTGATCTGCTCTTTTTTCATAAAAAACTGGCGCCTGACTGTCCCACAGGCGAACAAAAGAATTTGGTGCCACTAAATACGCCTCCGCCGCGCCCTGCCCCTGCACCCAAATCCGCTCATCGGGGTTGGTCTGCTGTTGCATTTGTTGGGGTGGTGCCTGCTGCTGTTTTAGTCGGTTGAGTTGGTCAAGATAATCCGGTTGTGGATATTGCGGATACTGTGGATACTGTTGTGGATATTGTGGATAACCGAACATTTATTTTCCTCCTTCCCTCCAATAGTAGATAGGTGTCATTGCTCCACTGTCCCACGTATCGTAGTAATTGCCGTCAATTACCGCTATAACGTGCCCTGACAGTGCTAAAATATAAACCCCTTCTGGGTGGTTGTTTGCAAATTCCGAGACGGTACAGGTCATATATTCGTCCGGGATTATATAACGGCTAAATCCATTATCTTTGAGGTATGCGCCCCACACTGCGTTAGCCGAGGGCATATCTGATAGCATCAAGCCGTACAGTGCAAGTTGTATATATGTTTCTTCCCACGTCTGACCCATAGCCTTTGAGATAGCACGCACAGTACAATCTCCCACTTTTGCCGCCGCTGGGTTAGGATTCCAATATTGATACATTTTTTGCCCTCCTTATAGTTTTATTATCGCAAAAAAATAAGCGTGTCACCACGAAGGTAACGCGCTTATTTCTCGCATGATTTTTAGTTATCTTTAGTTTCTTAAAGGCTATTTATGTACGGAATTGTGCCAGGAACTAACAAAATCTTTTCTACGGCACAACTCCACAGCCCCTGTAATCCTCTCGTGCTTATATCCATTTTCTCGGCGGCTTGCTCCTGCGTTAATCCATCAAAAAGCAAGTACTGTACAGTTTCGCGCTCTCGTAAAGTTAAACGGGCGCATGACAAGGCGTAATCAATAAATTGTTTATCGCCTAATTTCCAGAGTTTTTTTATCAAACTTCTGTTCACTGCATCACCTCAAACACGCAAAAATTACGTAAATTTATTTTGTTTTGTCCAGTCCTAAAATTGCTCTAACCTTGTCCGGCAATAAATCCGGGTTAATTTTGCCGATGTTTTCCACGATAGAGCCAAGCTCCATCAAAATGATGTATGCACAAACTCCTGCGGCAATAGGCACCTGAAAGCCTAAGTCTACATATTTCTGAGCGTAGTCGATAAGGTACGCAAGCACCACAAGCATAATGGAGCCAAATTTGTGATACAATCCTTTTCTCATTTCTGAGGATTTCCACTTGTGGTTAGCGCAGGCGGCTGCTCCGCCACTAGCCAAATCAAAAACTACAAAAATACAAGTTATTAAGGGTAACATAATATCTACCATCTCCATTCCTCCTTAAAAAATTATTTTTCTTTTGTTTTTATAAATTAATTAAAGCCTGCTTTATTTAACGATTAAATCATTGCCCTTAATACGTCAGAGCCAAAAACAAATGCAAACACAATATATAGCAAAAAAACAAAACATAAAATTTTTACTCTTTTGCTTATTGTGAATTTCTTTTTCTGTTTTGGCTCAAAATAGGGTCTATTATCAAATGCCAAGCATTTCGATGATGTAGGGCATTCTGGCGTTCCAAATTTCTTGCAATCACGGCATTTTCCATAACTATCTTCCATATTTTCGCCTCCTTTAGTTAATTAGTTAGTTTCCACTTTCGATTCTTCTTCCTTATTAACATCCATCAGCTCATTGTACTGTTCCTCTGTAATCCTGCCCGTTGCGAAGAAAATATCAATCTTATTCTTTAAATCGTCTGTCAAACCGTTTCTTTCTTTAAGTTTTAATAATGTTCTGTATAACATCTTTCTATACCTCCAATTCTGTTAATGCTACTGCATATTCGCTGTTGACGTAGGCTTCTGCTGATTGTACATCCATATCGTAGATGTAATCACGGTTGTCGTTTAACTGCTGTTTCACATAATTCCAACCATTTTGCATTGAAATCGGATAATTAAATACTGTATATCCGTCTAACTGTTCTGAATTTGCGCTGATGTTTGTCACTGGATAATAGGTTACAAGTTCTTTTAATGCGGTGATTTCTTCTGTGGTAAGGTCGATTTCCTGTGCCTCTGCTAACAACCATTCGGTTTTATCTACAATAGATTGTGTATTATCTAGCTTAGAAGAATCAACCATCTTTACCAACTTCCCACGTTCCACATTCACATAATCCGCAATATACTGTTGACCGTCAATCGTTACATTGCCGCCAGATGTTACTGGGATGGCGTTGAGAGTATAGGAGAGCTGGGCGGATTGCTCGGTGTATGGCTCGTAAGGGGTGGCTTCCGAACCTTTTTCGATTTGAATTGTATCGTATATACCAGACGGGGCTGACACTCTAATATATTCTACACCTGCTACATGGAATGTATTTATGCTATATTTGTTTCCGTCTGAAGGAATGATATTTTTTATCCACTTTTTTATAACATCATAAAATCCAATTCTATATGCATAACTGTTATTTATTGCCGAACTAAAATTGCGTGCTATAACAGTAATATCTTTTCCACTTGTTTTTATAAAATCTGTTACGGCGGAACTTGTTTTTAAATTTGCTGTTATTGATCCATCAGCGTTACTTATATATCCTCCTAGTATTGGATTCCACAGGTTCTTCCCACAAACCTTCACAATCGGATTCACAACGCTCTTAATCTCCTGCGGATAGTCAGGAGAGGGCGATGGTTGACCGCCGGTGTATGGTTCGTAGGCGGTGGCTTCGGTGCCGAGTTCGAGCATAGGATAAATCGTGAAATTATACGATTTTCCTACTGTTAATCCCTCTAAAAATAAACTACAGTATTCATTACTTGCACCTGTCTCAAATGTGCAACTTAATTGATTTTGCATAATTTTATGTGTTTGATAATTAGCATCGTCCAATTTAGTTCGCCCTAATTTTAAACCAATCACAACATCTGAGTTTTTGTCAGCTGAAAAAGTATACGTTGCATTATCAGTATGGCATTCATTATTTATTTTTATAATATTTGACCATGTAGATGTTGAAGTACCCGTCACAGATATACTTCCATCCGCATTCATTGTGGGCAAAAGACCATTTGTACCTCCGTGTACATTGAGTTCGGATAATTTCAGTAAATTCTTCCCCATGGTACTTTTCTGCTCGCTCTTTCCATACAGAACCATATCCATGATTTTGCCATTATCGGAATCAGTGATGTGCGTTTCACCCTGATTCGATGCATAGAACTTTGTAATTTTGTTAGATAAATCTTCCTTTATCAAACTAATTTCTTTCTTTAGCGGACCAAGGTCTTCTGCTGTTTCCCCACGTTTTGCGAGTATATACGCCTCATCTCCCGTTAAGCCACTTTTTCTCATGCTCTACACCTCCCTAAAGTAAAAACCACTTGCTATCAGGGGCATAAAAGCCATATAATTCCCCTGTGTCTACACATAACGCCGTTGAACCACTTGCGACATATCGAGGTAATTTATCTACCTCAGAAGACTTCCCCCAGTAATATCGCTTGCTTCCGTCCGTATCTATGCAATCCCATCCGCCTAAATCGTGTATAACATCTCCTTTGCGGTATGTCTGCCCGTCAATAATTATTGTCCCGCTAGCTATCATACTTTCGCCTCCTTATGCATAAATTGTATCAGATATCCTCTGCATCTTCGTAATCTGGAAGTGTTTTGAGATACTTATAAGCATCTTCAATAGTCATATTCTCTTCATACTCTTTCTCATATGTAACAGCGGCTCTGTACGGTCTGTCACCGTTGCTTTCCATAGCTCTACCAATCTCATCTACATAAGATACTACAGCTATTGAATCATGACTGTTGATTGTAGACTGAATATATAATATTCTGTGATAATTAGTAACTACGCCGTCGCTTTGACGAATTTCTTTTTTTAAAGCCAATTTTATTATTCCTCCTATGAGAATGTTATCTTAATATTAGCCCAGATGCCGCAAGGACTATTGTTTGTAACATCTGTAGTATTTGGCATTGTTGCAAATACATGGATGCAGCCTCCACTAAGCGTTGAGTGTACAGTATATTTGCTAGGTTTGACATATTTTGTTGATGAGCCACCATACAAATACTTATTATTTTGTCGGACCATAAGCCCTTCCACACTTGTTACTGTTACCGTCGGGTTCCCAATTATTGGTTTTGATAATGGAATTATAAAAATGACATCCTTGCCGGAACTCGTAATATATCCAGCAGTACCAAAAGTTGCACTGATCGAATCGCCAGCGCAAAAATATGGTCTCCAAGTCCCTAAATAGGTGGATAAATATATTCTCCCTGCATCCAACTTTATTACGTCTGAAGACACAATCTTTGTATTAGAGTTATCAGCATATATCCCATTTCCAATGCTTTCGTACAAATCAGTATAGGATGTTCCACTTTTTACAGATAACGAGAGACTCATATTATCTTTTGCACTATCATAATATAATTCAAGCGCAGCCTTACCACCGGCATTAGTATTACCTGCATCTTTTGTTTGCTGTGTTGATACAACAATGTTGTTTCGTGACTTTACAACAGAACCAGTACCACTATAAACAGGGTCTCCATCTTCATTCACTACCTTAATATCTGTAATTCCAAATCGTACAATTTCGCTGTTATTGTTGCGCACACACATTCCATTTGCGTCAAGTAACGCGTTCTGTCCAAGTTCATTGCCTCGCATATCACCGACAACTAATCCAAGTCCTTCGATATATTTCATAAAGTTAGTTGCAACTTTAGCAGCCTCTGATATCTTGTCTTCCTGACTGCTAAAGTTTTCCTCGGTAACATCTTTAAAGTTCTCGTAGGATTTCTTTACCTTAGTAGCTGTCTTATTCGCTTTAATTGCAACAGAGTCATCCGTAGGTGGTGCTGTAATGTTTCCTGTTAACCATGCTTTTCCGCCGCTGACACGGATTTTTACTGTGTCACCTGTCTTACAATTAATCGCCATCTGTGCGGGGGTTTCATCTGCTCCACCGTCAATGTGGACATATGCCGTTTTTTCGTCAACGCGAAGGACTTTTGCAACCGTGTCGTAAGGCTTTGTTTTGCTTTCTTTCATTGCCGAGGCAATCTCTTTTATGAAATCATTCAATGCTCTCTACCTCTTCCTTTGTCCGGCATCCGTGTTCAAGCGACAAGGTTTGTGATATTATTCTGAATTTTCCAGTAAGGCCATGTCTCGGATAATTTAGAAAGACCACATCGCCTAAAAGAACGTCCTCGAAAAATCGCCGGCTATACTGTATCGTTCTGGCAGGATTCTGCAATTCTTTTAGTTTTCTAACGGCATAAGCCGCTATGTTTTCCCCGGAAGATAATTCAACGCCTGTTTCCGATTTCCACACTTCCCTGCCCCGGCTGACGGTTGATAAATAACTGTCCGGGCTGTCGTCCCGCGCGATGGCTGCGCCGTAATCGTCATGTATTGCCATAAAACAGTTCGGTGTGTCGTACCAATTAAATGTGTCTGTTACATCGCACTCTATGATGTCGTTTGCGTTAATCCCCACTGTAAGACTGCTATTATTATCATTTGCGCAGATAACAATGCTTCCATCGCCAAGTATTCGTATCCGCCAACCAATAGCATCTAAAATATGCAGCGCCATTGTGAGCCTTGTTTCCCCATCTTCCGCAACGATATTATCTGTAGTTATCGGCGATGTTCCTTCGACATACACAGGGGCGGGGATGCAATCATTAAGCAGATTTTTAATCTGTTTTGCTCCGCTACCGGCTGGTGCATAATAGCCACGCGGCAGGATTACATCATCTGCCGGCTTGAGAACGGAATAACAGTCAATATTGTAAGTTTCTCTCACACCATCAAGCTTTCTTTCTGGGAAGGCGGTCAGGCCAGTAAATAGCGCTACTTTTGCTCCCGACCCTCCCTGTTTGGCTTGTAGGTAAATGCGGACCCAACACTCATTGTCTGTTATCTTTTCTGTCATTGTGACGGAGGCAGATTCCCTTAAATCTGACGTGCTGTCCCGGTCAATACTGCCCTCAGTAAATTCAAATTCTTGACGGTCTGTCCACGTCTTAGGGTCAACTGTTGTTAAAATATATCTTGCTGAAAATCCTTTGCTCCAATCCATCACGCCACCTCATTAGGATGCTCTGCGTTCCACTGTTCTTCCGTCACAGCATCCAGTTCTTCCGAATCCACTTTTTTTATCGTTAATGAGAAATCTGTCCTCATTTTATTATCGTGGTCTTTTTTCTCCGACACCTGTATATCGCAGGAAAACGATGAACCATCTGGTGTCCTAACGTGGCATATTCC